CAAAGAATTTGCAAACAATGGATAGGTTTAATATATGAGTCAGAGAGAAATGAAACAAAAGAGAATCCAGTACCTATTACTTAGGATGAATAAAGAACCAATGAACTGTCACCAGATGGCAGACTCAGTTAATCTTAGCCTTAAGTCATTCTCTAAATATTTGACAGAGATGCGCTTTAAGAAGATGGTCTATATTGACCACTACACTCGAAGCGAAGCAGGTGCTTATACTGTTTACTACAAGACTGGTAACTTGCCAGATGCAGAAAAGCCATTGCCATATAGCCAGCAAGAATACAACAGACGATACAAGCTCAAGACAAGAGAACCATTGAGAAGAATACCCAAGGTAGTAGTAAGACCTGACTATGCCTCAGCATGGCTTTTCAATCCGATAGCAGAGGTTTAAATGGCTTGTAATCAAGAATGTAATCAAGGAAGAAATTGTGTATGCTCAGAAGAATCTCAAGAAGAATCAAGTTTGTTGCCCTGTATTTATTTGTTGCTTTCATGTTCGGCAATCTTTTTGGCAGCTATGGTAGCTATGTCTTTATAGCCAAAGACTGTGCTGTGATGCAAACTTTTAGAATTGGTGATATTGCCTACTCATGCAAGAGGTTAGCTCCATGATTATTGACCCAGTAGATTTGGCAGATAGACTGTATGAACTTTTGCAAGCAAGGCTACCTAATGGTGGATATGTTGTAAAAAAACAACACCGAGAGACAGTAATAATGGCAGAACATTTATTAAGGGAGTTATTTGAAAGATGAAAACATGGCAAGGATTAAACGCAGAAGAAATCGCATCAATACCAAGGGATGAGTATTGCTTTCAAAAGATTGAACGAATTCTCAGAGAGCGTAATGAGCTGAGAGAGTTAAGCAGGTCAGATGTATATGGTTTGGCTATGGAAGCAGGGTTTATGTTATCGACCCAGTATGGACAGGCGGACGATAAGCTAATGCCTGTTACCGATGGTCAAACACTAATGAACCTAGCTGAGTTGATACTAAAGAAAGCGAGTGAGAAATGAAAGCAAGATTATTTTTAATGGTTTTATTTTTACCCATAATGCTTACATTTAATTTTATTGGTGGTTTGTATTGTCTATCTAAGGTTGCATTTGAAAATGGATATGAACATACCTTTGAATTACTAAAGAAAGCGAGTGAGAAATGAATGAAGAACTAACAAAAGACTTTTGGAGTCAGGTCAATGAAATTGAGCAGTTAAGCTGCAAAATCAATAGTTGTCAGTCTATAATTGCCATCTGCGCAGAAAGAGCTTTAGGTGATGACTCTGGCGCATTGTGGGCTGCCTCAGATATTCTTAACGATATAGAGTCCAAATTGGATGACAGAGTTCACAAATTATTAATGATTTACAGACAACTTCAAGAACCAGTTAAAAAGGCTAAAAAGAAATGAACTTAGAAAAAGACTTTACCCTCTCAGAAGAAGAACTAGAAGTAATCAGAGAAGCAATCCGCAAAACAATGGCTGAGTATTTAGCGAGTTTGCAATGATTAGATGGTCAGGAACTATACTGTGTTTGATAGGTATAGCCCTGACTTCTCTTAATATATACCCTTTAAACCTCTTATTTGGGCTTGTAGGCAGTTTTCTGTGGACAGTCCAAGGCTACCTATACAGAGACAATGCTTTGCTCTTGGTGGAGCTTGTAGCAGTTCTTATTTATATAGCAGGAATAGTTAGTTTATTTATATATTGACTAAAGTTTCATGCACTTTTGTAAAGAATAAGAAACATTTTGTAAAGTTATTGGAAGATAATTGTAAAGTTAAACAGTCCAAATCTTTCCTCGGAAAGTAACTTCACCAGCACCTTCATCCCAGACCTGTACAAGTTCTGGTGGCAACAATTTTCCGCCTACAAAAGTAAGAACAGCAAAACCTGACCGCCAATCTTTAGGGTTATCTTCAGTATATTCGCTGAACTGGTCACCCATTGGGTTAGCTAGGCATCCTGTCTGGACACCATAGCGAGTACCCTTATAGTCTGTGAATGGCTCTACCTTTAATTGGTGAGTATGACCTGTGACAATAGAAGTTCCTGCAAATGTTGTATTGTTTGAACCTGCATAGCGACCACCCTTCCATCTGTGCTTAATCACAGTATCCTCATTAATCCAGAATGACCAACAGGGTTGCCATAGCGGAAAATGGTCTTTAAGGGTAAACCCTTGGACTCCTTCATATTGCGGAGCTTGAGCTGCTAAGAAGTTCTCGAATCGAGCATCATGGTTACCTAGAGTCCAGATAAGATTAGACTTGTGGACTGAGGCTTCTTCAATAGCAGATAGATGGTCTTGAACTGCCTTGAGTTCTTCGATTACAGAAGGCTTTGAGTCCCAGCCAATTCTAGGATGTCGGCTGATAGATGCACCATCAAAAGCATCACCATTATTGATAATGACTTCTGGCTTGTGGGCTTTAATGAATGTCAGCAATGCTCTAAAGGCTGTGCTGTAGTCTTGTGGATAGAAGTGAGCATCTGAGAACACTACTACTGTGCCATTCTCAATAACTGTGCCTCTGCGGACAGAGTACCTAGTTTCTTCTAGCTTCTCTGCTAGTTTCTGCTTTGCTGTTTCTCTGTCAAAATTTATGACTCTTTTGCTAGGGTTATTGGTCGCTAGAGTGATATTGTATTTACCCTCTAAATAATTCCTGCGCCTCATAATATTTCTAGCATCAACACCTAGGGCTTTAGCCATCCCAGTTGGTGATTCTATTTGTTTCCAAAGTTCTATAAATTCTTGGTCGCTACAGGGTTGTTGTGGCATTACAATTCCTTGGGGTCAAATCCTAAAGTAATAGCAATCTTGTGAGATAACTCATTGAAATTAGCATCATGCTTATCCCAGTTCTTGCATCCCTTTAGGTATAGCCTCATGTGAATAATCTCATGGGCTACAGTTTTTACAACAGTATCCAGATGCCCATTCTTAGCCTCAGAAATCCTGATGACATGGGGTTCTGGTTCGTATTCACCCAAGCAGGTAGGGTCTTTGTGGACTTCAAACCCTACTTGTTTAGATGGTGGTAAATTCCACCGATTGAAAGGTGGCAGACAAATTAACATCTCATAGACTGCTTGAACAGTTGGTGGAGTTACTAATTTCATCTGCCTAGTATCCTATAGAATTATTACAATTTCAAGACTCGAACATTTCTTTCTCATGGGTTCTTCTAATAACCAATCCTTTTAGCACCTTGCCACCTGCCTTAGTCCATACCAAAAACTGCTCGGCAGCACCCTCATAATCACCCCTATTAACCTTCATTCTAAGGGTAGAGTTCTGCAAATTACCTAAACCGACATTGAAAGAGAATGATACCAAGGCATCAAATTGTCCCTGTGTTAATGGGACTTTGATTAGCCTCAAGACACCAGCCTCAAAACGAGCCAAGTCTTTTCTCAGGATTTCATCTATTTCTTCAGCACTTATAACCCTGTCCCACCCAGTAGGGATAGGAAGGGCTTTTCTCTCAGCCAATGGTACTCTAGCATGATTAGGGTCAATCACATGACCGCAGCCTATTGTCCAAAGTATCGCAGGACATTGATAGGGTCTGTTTCTAATGCCTTCGTCTTTCTTTATTTGCTCAATACACTTAGCACTTACTTTCATGAGACCAGCCTTCTTTTTTAGTAGCCCATAATTTAGCTGTAATTTTGTTTATTTTGTAAAACCTAGCAACTTGCCTATATCCATAAAACACCCCATCTGGAGTTGTAATGATGGTATGGCATTTAGTTTTTGCCATTTTGTTTAAAGACTCTACACTATGAGATTTCCCATAAAAAGAATTATTTGAGCCTTTGCAATCATAATTCCAGCCAATATTAATTCTATTCTTGTAGTCTATGAACTTGCTTCTATCGCCACCATAACCGCCTATAGCTTCATTCCATCCTATTTGAAATGAGTTTCTAAGCTCTTTCTCTTTTGCATAACATTCTTCTTTTGTGCCTTCAAAGACAATCTCTTTAATTAAATTATCCCAGCCATGCTTATTAATGGCATTGCCAAAGTGACAATTAAGGGTTGGTGTTATCTTTTTGTGGCGATACATCCTTGATTTGAAATTAACAGAAACGCCGACATAGCCATCTTTAGCTATGTCAGTATGTTCTTTAAGGTGTATCCAATAGACTACCATGCTTATATTTTACTACTTCTTGTTCCAGCCTCGTGAACCGAACCAGTAGCCAATAATAGCACCAAGCATAGCCATTTCATCTTCGCTGAAAATCATATCTGTAGCTTTGATAAAGTCATCAACATTGGTAATCAAAGTTCCATGAGTAAACAAGTAGATGCCAATACCAATATTGATAATGAACAACTCAGCTACAAACAAATAGGTCACTACAGGTCTAACTGTAGCCACAAAAGTAGAAGCCCAAGGAGCAGCCTTCTCTAGGACTTTGGCATCATGTGCATAGGCAGCCTTAGTCATCTCTGCATCAGTCTGCATCATTACTTGGTCTGTGCGGATTTCTTCTACTTTGGCTTGGGCTAGGAAGCCTCTTTCCATCATCTCAAGCTCTCGCTCAGTCTGCATCCTAGAAAGCTCTAGTTCATGCTTCTTGTCTGACTTGTCTTGAAAATACTCTAATAGCTTTGGCAGACCTGATACCAATAGACCGCCTAATGTTGAAATCAATGAAAACATACCTACTCCTAGTTATTTGATAATGGGTTATCTAAAGCTCGCTTAATCTTGTTATCTACTTCTTTTCTCATCTCTCTCAAGTCTTTGTCTACTTCTCTAGATAGCTGCTTGCCATCTCTCTCGACTTGCTCGACTACCTTCTCAAGTCTGCGGACATCATTCTTAATATCATTCTTGATGTCTCTAGTGTAATCATTGACCTTGGCTGTGGATTCTTCCATCAATGCCAGCTTCTTGTCATACTCTGTAAAGTCAGGGCTGACATAGTTCTTAATGGCAGAGCGCATACTCATATAGTCGTTATAGAACTCAAAAGCTCCCCAAAATGCACCACCGACCACAGGTGCAATAGTTATAACTAATACCATTAGCTTATTCGTTAGTTTAAAACTAAAACCACCGACACTAATCTCTTTTTCGATATTGTCCATCTACCATTTCCTCATGCTTAATTTGACTGTTTTTT